GAGTAACTCTGCGATGCCGCCGTTGAGGCCGTAGATGTTTGACGGCAGTGACAGAAGCCGCAGTTCCTGATCGCCGGAAAACGTCTGCGAGTCGGTTGTGTCGGTTCCGTAAACACCATCTCGGTATGTTCGCCCAAGAGATGTGTTGAACAGCGTTGCGCCGATTGTCCACTGGGAAAGAGCGTAGCCAACCTCAGAGTGCGTCTGCGCCAACACGCTGCCGCCCCTGGTGCCGCGAATCGCAGCAACCCCATTGGCCCCCGTCTGAATCGCCATGCGAGGCTCGTCGTTTAGCGAGCCACGCTGGATGATCCCTTGGTTGATCGCTGACGCATTGAACACGGCAAACTGCGTGTTGCCTGCCGTGTACGGCCATGCTGCAACTTGGAGGGCGACCGTGCCGGTGCCGTTGTTTCGTACCGCGTTCTTGCCAGCCGCCGAAGAAGCCCCAACGGTGGGCCGGTTCCCCGCCGTACTCTGCGTGGCGTGCCTCGCGTTTCCGCTCTTGTCCAACCATGCACCCACCGGATCGCTCGTCGCGGTGGCGGGAGTCGTTGCCGCAGCGTCTTGGAACAGCGTGGACGCATCGCTAGCGTCAAGCCAGAGGGCGAGGCCGCTGATGGAGCGGGGCGTGAAGCCCGTCGCTTTAGGGCGCAGGACGCGAGGTGACTGAGCCATCAGTTCTCGCCCTTCTCCACCGCATCCACGCCCACACGAAGATGACCCTGATCCACAACGGCTGCCCTTGCAGCAGCAACCGCAGCGGCACATCGAGCGGGTTCAGCATCGAGGCTGACTGGGTCAGCAGAAAGCCACACCAAGAGAGAGATCACGTACTTCCAGAAGAGTGCGATCATTTCACTACCTCGTGGTATTTCTTCCAGACAAACATGCACAGCAGTGCGCCGACGACGCTCATCACGAATCCACCCGGAGCATAGTGGCTACCCGTGATGATGGAACCCACTAAGCCGCCAGCCACTGAGCCAGCAACGCCAACGCCAATGGTCTGCCACTTGGGATTAGGCACAGCCGGAGGCCACAGCCACTCAGCAACCGTGCCAGCGATCCATCCGAACACCAGCCAAATCAGTAAGCCGATCATCACCAACCCTCCGCGTGACAGATGTTTCCGTTCTCTCGATACATACGCTGGTATGGCTGGGGCGGCGGATCTGCAAACACCGCAACCCACAAGCCGATCTTCGCCAGCCGTTGAAAGAATCGCACCACTGGCCTGTCGTGCTTGGGCCGGAACGGATTGATGGGATCGAATCCCGGCACGCACGCAACGAGATACCCTGCGACTAGGCACGCAAGGCACGACGCAACGAACGTGTTTCGTGACACACGCGGCATCACAGTGCCAGCGAGTGGTAGACCTGCGGCATCTTGCTGGACGCCTGCGGTTCCGGCGACAACCATTCTTTATGCTCCAACTTACGGAACGGAAACCCTGCTACTCCACCAATGGCAAACGAATCGCCCTGTCGAAGAATGGCTTCGATGTCGGCACGGCTTGCCCAGAAACTTCCTTCGGGCTGGTCGCTCGGCCAGCGTGGCCCCGTCACCCAGCGCTCGCCCCACGAGTTGATAATGAGCCCACCGTCAGGCGTTCCATCCTTGTGGTTGGCAGCAAATCTGGTCGAGCAGATGACCATGCAATGGCCCCACTCACCGCCTCGTGGCAGCGCGCCGAACTTGTCCCTTACATTGGTCGCTGCGAATCCGACATTGCTACAGATTGGGACGCAGTAACCGCTGGCGATTGCGGCACAGAGTTCCTCCCACGTCGAGACTTGAGCGACTGCTAATGCTCGATGCTTGGCCGCATCAATCGCGATGTCACGCGGCGGACCGTACGCACCCCAGTCTCGGGATCGCTGAATGGAATACTGCGACAGGTCGTACTGTCCCACGACCTCCCGAAACAGAATGCCGCCGACTGCCGGATCTTTGCACTTCCCCGCCACCCATCTCGCGGCTGCGGCTCCATACGATCCATCGCTAAACCCCGCATAGGTAACGGGAGGGAGTCTCGCCAGCGTTCTAGAACCTGCGTACAGGGGCTCTGTCGCGACGAGCTTGGGCGGTGCGGGCAACTCGCCCTGTTTCCATGACACCGCTTGCCCTATGTAACTTCCCATTGCAAACCCAAAGCTGACGCAGGAACCATGATTGCCCTGATTCCACACAGTGAACGGCTTGCCATACACCGCACGATGGGCTTCGTCTGCGTACCTGTACAGCAGCGTGTCTTTCTTCTGCACGTTGTCCATGCAGTCCTTGCCAGCCTGCGCAAAGCGTGGCTGGTCAAGTTCACTAAGGAACTCTGCCGTCGCCTCTGGGTTGGGGACGTAGCCGAAGTTGTCTTCGACCTTGTCCGCCAGCAACGCGACGTACCGACTGACGAGGGTGCCCAGTGCGGCAGCGAAGACAACGAACGCTACCGCCGAGAACGTCCACGAGTTATCACTGCGCCGCATTGATAGCCGCCCTCCCTACGTCACGAAACGCGGACACCCACAGTGACCGCAACTCTGGCGTGAGAGGACCGCCGTCAGTGCCGACGTGAGCCTCTAGGTAGGTGGCGATCTTGTCGCGGGCGGCGGGCTGGCGATCCCCGATGCTCTCGCCCCTGCACCGCAGCAGTCGAGCAGCCTTGCGAAGTTGGTCGATCTGCGACCCAGTAATGATCGAAGGCTCGGACAGCGAACCGTCGTACTCGATCTCATCCGCCAGTTCCAGAAGGAGATTGCCTACCGTCGCGGCGTCCGAACTGGCCGTCTCGCCACGAAAGTCGCCCGCCAGAGACAGAGGGCCAGCATCCGGGACGGGGGTCGGTTCATTCTCCCGGCCACCGAATGACGGCAGGGCAAGCAACGCCAACGCCAGCAGGCCAATCGCCAGCATGGTGCGTGGGTCTACTCGTGCCTTCACGGCCTCCAGCACAGCCTTTGCCTTTGCGACATCGACACCCGTGAACAGAGCCACCGCTGCCACAATCAGCAAGATCGAGATCATTTATTTTCCCTGCACTTGGCGTGTGTCTGCGCTCCCCGCCTGCCAGTGCGATGACCGTGACCCTCACGGAACTCTCGCACCGCAGACACTAGGTCGAACGCCTCCTCCGAAGGCTCGGGGCGACGACCTAGCCGACGTGACTCCTGTGCCTTTTCATGCCGCACAGTCCACGCCACCAGTAGATTTATGTCCCGTCGTGGCTGGCACATGGACAGCAGCCGCCGCCGCAGAATGGCGGGGTCTAGGCCGACATCTCGGCAAGTCTGGTCAAAGGTGAACTCTCCACCCGTGCCATCCACGACCCACTGGTAGGCCGCCACGCCACGACGCAACGCCTCCCATTCCTTGCGGGACTCTGGCCGCATTCCGTAGCGACCCAGCCGCCTGTGACGGCGACAGAGATCGCTCATGTGGTAATAGGTGCGGACAAGAACCTCCCTGCAAAACCGACTCCATCCGGTTTCGCAGTCCTCAATGATGTTCTCGTCGTCGTAATCCGTGACGACGTGGGCAATCATTTACTTATTCGGTGCCTCGCAAAAGCCGGATCGCAAGGTGCCCTCGTTGAGATGCGGCCACACCTCAAGCGAGTGGATCGCCGCCATGACGTTCCAGGCGCTGTGCCCCAAGTGGTCTTCAGATCGGTCGCCTGACAGGAACATGTAGAGATGCCGGATGGCATGATTAATCATGTCATTGGCAGGCATCCCCTTCTCCCAGTTGTAGTCACCATAACGTGCGGCACCTTCAGCACACGCAGCCGCCACCGCCGCCAGTCCAATCGGACTGATCAGGTCGTATCGGGTCGCCTCCGCATCACTCGACCGAACGGCACCACTGGCGTACTTCACAGACGAATCCTCAGTTACTTTAATCACACCATATCTCCATGAACCTTTCCTCAAACAACTGCTTGGATTGCTGCCAGCAGTACGGCAGGATCGGGCCCGCTATAGGCTCCGCGTCGATTCCCCAATCGTGATCGACCGTGAGCAGCTCTCTCTTCTCCGCCATCAAGGCACGCTTGTCTGCGTCCTTTACTTCCTTCGGTATCGGCCAGCACAGCCCGTACTTGCGGGCTATGGTTCGCTGGATGTGTTCCTCTAAGTCCCGATACGCCGGGAGCATCTGCTTGAGTGGCGTTGCCACGTCACCCAGATACGCCTCGCTTGCGTCATGCAGCAGCCCCCACACCGCATGTTCCTGCGGCACGATCTTGCTGACCATCACGCTGTGCTGCGCCACGCTGTACGGGCATTTGCTGTGGCCGGTGAACCGATTGATGATCGACAGTGCGTGAGCAATGTCTGGCATCCGCACGTCCTCTTCACAGAAGTCCGACAGGTCAATGACTCGTCCGGTAAATGTTTGCATCATCGTCTCGCTCAATGTCCTCATCGGTCAGCACTCCTTGCATACGAGGGGATCAATCGGGTTCAACGCTCGCTGCGGCACGAAGTACGCATCTCCGTAGCCGCCGTAGTTCTGCCTGTACTTGTCCTGCTTGGCGTCCTTGCACCGCATCCATCCGCGAAGCACAAAGTCGTGCGGGCCTCCGGTCACAAGGACATACACGTCCTCGTCTCTGTCCGCATCACGCACGATGAGGTCGTAGTGGTGCTGCGACCGCGTGCGAATCTGGATGTTGTCCCCGATGTCGGCATCCTTGAATGTGTTGACACTGCCGCTCCAGTAACGCCCAGTGGCCTTCGCAAACGCACACTCCCCACACGCACCAAGAATGTGAATGCCCCACTCTTCGTTGATCGGAAGCCGGTTGCGACAACCCTTCCGCAATGCCTCGACGTTGCGAGACACGCCAACAAGGGCGGCACGACTTACTTCAAACCACTCAAGCGTTACGTTCATCACGCCTCCGTGCGTCGGTATCCCAGTGCCCACAGGATGCGGGTCAGGTCATCACCTTGCTGCGTCACGTGCTCCTCGCTCTGCGTTGGGTTCGCAGCGTGTAGGAACTCGTGAATCTCTGTGTTGAGTCGCGCCCGTCCTTTGAGCCTCTCGTCAATCAGGATCTTCTTTGCCACGTACTGATTCTTTGGGTCGGGCATGAACGTCCAGCCAATCGCGTTCCCCTTGAGGCGCGTGTACCTCCACAGCCAACGCACGCCACCGATGAGAAACGAATGGTTGTCTGGCATCACATTGCCCCTTGTGCCTGTTGAATGAATCGCTTGATCTGCTCCAGCGGAAACGTCACGAGCCATTCCTTCTCGTTCTGACGGTGCAGCACCACCGGGCACAGCTCCCCGCACTGCTCACGTGACTTCTCCATGACGGCGTGAAGATTCAGCCCACGCTCGACACGCTTTACCTCCAGCCACAAGTGCGGAGTGCCGGGAGAGATGAGGTCGCTGGCCGACTCCGTGCCGCTGTGTTGCTGCGAGCGTCTGGCGTGGGCCTGCGGCAGCAGACGGTTCCACTCCGCCGCCGCCTCCAACTCGCCACGCTTTCCCTTCTGCCTGCTGTTGATGCTCATGCGCACGATCTCCGGTGGTGTGCCGTTCCTCTCCCGCCACATGAAGATGCGGAACGGGTATCTCTCTGGCCCATAGCCCAGATGCCGCTTGTGACGCAGCGAAGCCAAGAACTCAGGGTCGTAGTGAGCGTCGTCCACTTCCCTCTTCGCGGTGAGGCACATGCCCTTGCTGATGTCGTGCTGCCCGCCCGAGTGCAGCCCCTCGTGGCAGTACACGCACAAGCGGAGCAACGCCCGCCGGTCATGCACCCGCCCCGCTCCTTGCTGGAGGTGGTGGATATGCAGCGGCGCACTGGACGACCAGCAGACCGCACAGAACGGGTACTCATTGGCGAACCGCGATAGGGTTTCATCGCTCATCTTCCTCCCCCACAAGCAAGTGCAGTTCGTCCATCGCATCCCGGAACGCCTCGTACTCCTCCTTGTGC